ATGGAAGCCAGCAGGGCGCCGGTCACCGTCTGGCCGGCCCTGAATGTGGGATACCTTTCAGACACAGCTCCTCCTAGAGCCCCGTGATCATCGGATAGTAGAGGTTGATGTCGGCTCCCGCACTGTGCGACTTGACGATCCCGTCGACAGAACGTTCGACCGTGTAGGTCTGCGGGTTGGCCATCTCGAAGTTGTCGAACCGGACCTGCGGGTTCACGTTCGTGTTGCCGGTCGAGGCGATGGACCACAGGCCGACCGAGCCGGCAGCCGTCAAGGCGGTGTCCGTGGCCTCGATGTGCCAGGGGCCGGGCTCGACCCAGCCGGCGCCGCTCGCCCACGCCTTCGCCCGCACCGTCGAGCCGGTCACCTGCAACCTGACCGTCAGGAACGTTCCGGCCACATGGGTGTACGACAGCGTGTAGGTGCCCAGCTGGGTTTCCACGCCCGCCACGCGCTTACGCAGAGTCAGCGTGACCACGTTGGCCGTGGAAAAGTCCAGCCGGGCAAGATACTGGTTGTCGACATCCGCGTACCGGGCGGCGACCACGCCCTGAAGACTGGCGCCGGTCGCTGTCGCTGACGTGGTGATGTCGGCGTACAGGTCGACATCCGCCGACGGAGCGGTGATCGTGGCTATCCGGCGGACGTTCGTGGTGGTCAGGGTGTGCGATCCGTAGCCGCTGGTCACGTCGAAGTTGCCGGCCACACCGCCCGAGGTCGACCAGGTCTGCCCCGAGTCGGCGTTCGACCAGGTGTCGGTGTCGGTGCGCCCGAACTCGTCGTAGACGACGCCCGCCACGATCCGGTTGACCTTCAGGTTCCAGACGTAGAAGATGTCCGTCGCCGCGGGAGTCCCGGCAATCCTGGCGCTCATCTTGCACTTGTTGGCCGTCGCCGGCGCGGTCACCGTGTCCTCGAAGTACGTCCACACACCGGCAGCCACGGCAGCCTGGGCGGCCCCGGAAGACGAGATGAAAGCGTCACCCGACGTGTACCAGTGGATGTACGGTCGCAGGTCCGACCAGCCGAGGGGGCTGTAGAACCAGCCGGAGATCTTGTACCGGCCGCCCGGGTTGATGGTGCTCGCCGAGGTGAGGTCGGAGTCGACCACGGGGGCCGCCACGCCGCCCGCAGGGGTCACCTTCATCGAGCCGACAGCGTGCGGATGCGGGTGCACGATGGCCGTCTCGTGGGCGGGCGTGCACGATGTGCCGGTCCAGCCGGTGACCGACGTGTGGAAGAACGGGTTGGTGTTGGTGAATCCGCCCGGGACCACGGCTATCATCCGCTCCCCGCCGGTCACCAGAGAGTACGGGAACTCCTCCGAATCATCCGTCCACGTCGGGTAGGTGGTCGTCTGGATGTCGATCGCCGTCTCCGTGGTATCCAGCGCTTCGGCCAGCTCGCTGCCGTCGGTGTCCAGCTTGTTCGTGATCCGGGTCAGCCACTCCAGCTTCGCGGCGTCCCACGGCCTGGCCGGAACGCACTGAAGCTGAATCTCCCACGTGTACTGGGCGAGCGTCTCCTCGTAGCCGCGCACCATCAGCTCGATGTCGCCCGGGGGCAGCCAGGCCGGCAGGTCGGTGATCCGGATGCGCGTGCCCGGGAACAGGAACACGGCATTCGGGATCAGACTGGGGGCAGCCTGAAGCTTGAGCAGCACCGTGGGATACCGCTCCTCGTCCCACGTCCCCAGATGCACCTCCCAGCCCGCGTGGTGGATGAGCTGCTCGTCCTTGTGGACGTTGACCTCTACCTCCGAGTCGTACCCGGAGCCGATGCCGTTCGGTGGCTCCAGCGTCGAATTGCGCCCGGTCAGCTGCTCCACCCTGGCCGACGAGCCTTGCACCCGGGTGGCCGTGACGTCGTTCCTGACGTACAGGTCGTCGTCGGTGGGGTCAAGGGGGGCGTGGACCTCGCCGTCGTCCTGGTACCCGAGGATCAGCCGCGGGCGCCCGTTGTACAGGGCGTCCTTGTGGATGAAGACGAACCGCGAGTCCGTGATGTCGTCCCGCGAGTCCGCCAGGATGCCCCGGTCGGCGTCAGCGCACTCCTGGAGCAGGCTGAGGAGCTTGCTGGGCCTCTGCGGCCCCATGTTCGGGGTGTTGTCGTCTTCGCCGATCAGCTGATACGGGACGCCCTCCTCGCCGACCAGCCGGATGAACCGGTCGCGGGCCGACTCGCCGGCGAACGCGATGTCGGCGTCGTTGTAGATGAGCGTGAGGTCCGTGTTGAACACGGCGAGCTGCCCCCACGCCAGACCGTCCAGCGAGGCGGGGAACGAGTCCAGGCCGGACACCGAGGTGATCCGCCCCACCGTGCCCGCGTAGCTGCCTGTCACGGTGCCGCCCACGCCGCCGATCGGAACCCATGTCATTGCGTAGTCGACATTGCCCCCGTTCTGTTCCGCCCGGAACTGCCACCTCACCCAGTTGTTGATGTGCTCGGACATGTCGAGGACGGTGCTCTGGGAGAAGACGACCGTGCCGGTACGGTCCCGCCCGTCTATCTGGGCGCCGCCGGAGTCCACGCGGAACGACAGCAGACGCACCGTGCCCAGGGCCCCGAACCGCTGAATCGTGTGGGCGGTCGCCACAGCCTGCTGGACGTTGACGATCCACTCGACCTGGTAGGCGTCAGCGCTGGTGTCCGGTCCCGGCACCGAACCGTACCAGGACGAGCCGGTGCCGAACGACGGGAGATCCTTCGACCCGTCCGGCCCGGGATGCCCGGCAGGATTGACGTCCCCGGTGAAGGTCAGCGGCAGCACGCCTTCCATGGGCGAATAGAACTGGGTGGCGTCCTCGCCATCTTCCATCGGCCAGTAGGCCAGGATGGTCGAGTCGGTCGGGATGCGCCGGCGCATGGTCGATTCCAGAGCTTTGGTGCCCTGGCCGTAACGGCGCAGCAGGCTGTGCCCTTCGATCTCCACCCACACGTCGAAGCCGCCGGTGTCCCACCGAGAAGGCCAGGCTGTCACCTCCCCGCGGAACCTGACCTGCTGGTTCTTGATCTCAGCCCCGCCGGCGACCGTCCAGGTCAGGCCGTCGTCCGCGGTGAACGATGCGGAGGCGAGCGCTTCGTTGGCGAAGTTGACGTGCGCCGCGACGGTTCCGTTGATGCCGCTCAGAACTTTCGCCTCGTGGATCCGCCCTGTCGGCACGGTGAACGAGGAGACGTCGGTGGCGTCCCCTACCTTCAGCGGGGCCGTCGAATCGAAGATCGAGGTGGTCCCGGAGTTGGTCACCGCATCGCCCAGCAGCTCCCACGGGCCGTCCATGGTGGGGGCCGTGTAGAAGGTGACCGTGTTGCCGGACGCCCCGTTGTTCACATCGTGGGTCACCCGGATCGCCAAGCGGCCGGACGGGTCGGGGTTGGTCCCGACGGTCGAGGTCACCTGGGTGGTCGTGGTTCCGGCGGTCGACCACTCGTACATGATCTTGCCGTTGACCAGCCAGACCGCCCACGAGCGCTGGTTGCCCGTGATGTTCAGCTTGCCGATCAGTTCCGTCTGGCCGTTGTCCTCCTGCGCCGACCAGTCGCGCAGCGAGGCATCTACCCGGATGTCGATGTCGCCGGTGATGCTGATCTGTGCCGAGTCCGCGGTCTGCGCATAGCCGGCGCCCGGCACGTCCAGGTAGTTGTCGCCGCCCGCCACGTACACCTGGAGGGGAGTGTTCCGCCCGAACCCCCCGTAGTAGGGCCCGGAGGGGTTGCGGGGCGAGAACCGCCCGTCGCCGTTGTTCAGGAAGAAGGAGCAGCTGGCGGGGCTGGTCTCGCTGGACTCGTCGTCCGCCCCGTACCTGATGCTCACCTCCCGCTTGTAGACGTAGGACGTGATGTCGGTCCACACGCCGCCGATGGAAGCCTTCACCGTGACGTCGAGAATGGTCTGGGGGAAAGTCATCGCTACCTCTTGATCCCAACGCCTCGGTCGAAGTCTCCACCCTCGTTGCGAACCGCCTCGCGCATGATCCTCAAGAGCATGCGGTTGACGCTGCCCGGCGCGGCGTCGAATCGGACGACCGTCTGACCGCCGCCACCACCGCCCTGACCCATGAGTCTGCGGGTGTCGCCGGCCGTGCGCACCCTGGCGCCCGCGGGCAGCTGCACCATCTCCGGCCCCTGCTCGCCGACCAGGGTGAGGTTGCTGCGGACTCCGCCGTTCGCAGCGCCCATGATGCCGCCCATCGCGCGCCCGTGGGCGGCCCGGAACGTCTCGATGTTGTCGTAGTGGGTGACAACCGTGGTGTAGGCGGTCCTTCCGTTCAGCGCGTTCAGGTCGGCGTTGGCCGCTCTGATCTTTGCCTTCAGGTCGGAGATGTCGGCCTGGAGCTTGGCCCTGGCCTTCTGGCTGGCCGTCCGCTTCAGATCCGCCCTGGCCTGGGCGAGTCGCGCCCGGTAGCCCTGGATGTCCACCTTCAGCTGGCGGATCTTGTTCGCCCGGTCCAGCTTCTTGCCGAAGTCCATGGCACTCTGTCCGGCCGCGCGGAGCCCTTCGACGGTGTTCTCGCGCCATTCCGCGAGATTCCTGCGGGCGATCTTGACGGCGTCGCCCAGGCCCATGACCTTGGCGAACGGGCCGATGGCGCGCAGAAGCACGTCGAATGCGGCAGCCGCGGTGTCCATGACGTCGGCCATCGTCCGCATGAACAAGCCCACCGAGTAGGTGGCTATCTTGATCATGTTGACCCAGGTGTTCGCCAGGAAGTTGACGATGTCGACCAGGGCGACAAAGATGCCGAGGACAACGCGCAGCGCCAGGGATATCTCGGTCGAGTGCCGGCTCACCGTCCGCCCCAGGGCTCCGAACGAGCTGCCCAGGTCGCCCATGAAGCCCTCCCAGTGGGGGGCGAAGGCGTCGAGGAAATGCTGGAACGCGCTCGTCATCGGCTCCCAGGCGCGTTCGCCGAACCTGCGGAAGCCGTTCAGCATGGAGTCGAAGAAGTCGTTCAGCTCCGGGGCGGCCTCGGCGAAGAACTCCCGAAGCTTGGGCGCCAAGACGTCGAACGCCTTCGTGAGCTGCTTCGTTGCGCGCACCATGACCGGAACGAGAGGCTCGGCGACCTTCCGCATCTCCTCGGCCATGTGGTCGGTCATCTTCTCGAACGACTTCTTGAACTCGTCCGACTTGGCCGCCCACATGGCACCCAGGGCCACGATGCCGCCACCGAACGCCAGAACCAGAGCGCCGGCCAAGGCCGCACCCAACACCGAGGCGGCAGCCAGCAGGATTGCGCCCAGGGCGGCAAAGCCCACAGGGCCACCGCGAGTGAACCCCTGTATCAGCCCCTGGCCGACTCCGTCCTGGAGCACCCCGGAGACGAACCCGCCGATCGACCTGACAGGGTCGCGAACGGACGAACGTAGTCCGCGGGCGGAAAGCCGTATCGGTAGCGTAACGGCCCGCCCCAGGCCGCGTATGATCCGCTGACGCATGGTACGCGGGGGAGGTGTGGGCGGGTCGAGCCGGGTGGTGATCGTCACCGGCTGGCCGCGGAGCCGGCGCTGGATGCGGCGCAGGTCTCGGCGGGAGGTGCCCGGGTCGACGGTGACATTGAAGTTGATCCGCCCGCCGGCGCGACGGACATCACGCTGCATGCGGTTCATATTCTGACGCAGCGCGGCCAGCCCCGCACGGGAGTGGTCGTTGACGTTGATGTTGACGTTTACTCGGTTAGCCATCCTCTTCCACCTCCTCCTTCTTCGTCCCCATTGCCTTGATCGCCACCAGGCGGATCAGTTCCGCGTCCTCCTCCATCAGCGACGAGAAGGTGTAGCCGGAGAATCGCTCCAGAAGCCCGAGAACCAGTTCGGCGTCCTCCAGCTCCCGAGGCTTTTCTACAGTGCTTCCATCGTCAAGGGTCGCCCCGGGAAGCTCGCGCCAGAGCTGAAGTCTTTTCCCAGATCCTTCTCCGGCCCGGTCATCTGGTCGAGCCACTTGTTCGTGATCTCCATGACCTCGAAGAACTCCAGGTCGTCGATCGCCTCCTGAGATACCGGGATGGGCTGCTCGTCCTCGTCCAGGAAGTCCCACGACACGATTGCATCCGCCAGCTCGGCCGAGATCCTGTCCATGATCTCGACGTCCTTGCTCTCCTCGTCCATGAGCGCTATGAGCTGCCGGACCTTTCCGAACTTGATGCTCTTGATCCTGACGTGCAGCCCTTCGAGCTCTCCGTCGAACTTCAGGTCATAGATCCTCGGGACTCTGATGCGGGCCATCTTTTACTCCAGCCTGTTCCTGTAGCGGAGCCGGAATATCCGGTCTCCCATGTCCTCGACGCGGCGATCCAGGGCGTTCGCTGCCTTGCGGAACGCGTGGTAGCCCTTGAACCGGGTGGTGTTGTTGCGGGACCCGACCCCTTCCAGCCACGGGCCATACACCGGTCCGGCGAAGCCGCCATCCCATACTTCGGTGCTGTTCTTGATGCGGACGTTCGACTCGTAGTAGCCGGTCGGGTGCTTGAAGTGGGTGTGGAACGTGTCCTTGATGTGGTCGAGCACGAACTCGGCCGACTCCTCCTCCAGCTCGTCCCGGAAGCGACGGAACGCCTGCCGCCCCCGGAAGTCGAAGACGGGCCCGTCGAACCGCATGTTGGTGCGCACCCGGAGGAGAAAGTCGGCCATGGCTCAGCTCCAGGTGGGAACGGTGCCGTCGCTGAGCACGGCCGGGGCCGTCCAGGTCAGGGCGCCGTCGTCGGCCCGAGTGAGCGCGTAGTCGGTGATGATGCACTCGTTGTTGAGCGACTGCCCGGAAACCGTGATCGAGATGGTCCGTGTCACCGAGGTGGACGAGACCGTCTTGAGTACGGCGTGCGACTTGTTGGCGTCGTCGTTGAACACACCGTTCAGAGTGATCGAGAAGTCTGCGAGCAGGAGCAGCCGCTCCATCGCGGACTTGTCGATACCGGTGATGTCCTGGACGGCGCGCGGCGTCGCGAACTCGAAGTTGGTGATGTCGTTGCGGATGTCCTGTGCGGCGGGGGTGCTGTCATCCACCGACAGGGTTGTCCATGCGAGGCCGGATTCCTTCGCGATCTTGCTCACATCCTTTCGTTACGGACACTGAGCTGCTGCTTTGCAGGTGTCCACTCAAGTCCTGTATGCTGGGATGCATGGACAGGAACCTTACCCCCAGGCTTTGCGCCTGCGGTTGCGGACAGTATGCCGCCGTCGACAACCGTCGGAACCGGGTCAGCAAGTTCATCGCTGGCCACAACTCCAAGATCGCCCACCCCATGCAGGGGAAGGCTCACACCCTCGAAACCCGGGAACGGCTGGCTTCGTACACCGGCGAGAAGGCTTCGTCCTTCAAGCACGGCTGGTCGAGGACCCCGACCTACAAGTCCTGGTCCTCCATGCACGGGCGCTGCGAGGACACCCGCAACGCGTCGTACAAGTATTACGGTGCTCGCGGAGTCAAGGTCTGCGAGCGGTGGGCGTCCTTCGAGAACTTCCTCGAAGACATGGGCGAGCGCCCTGGCCTGGAGTACCAGATCGACCGGCGCGACCCGGACGGAGACTACTGCCCGGAGAACTGTCGCTGGCTGACCCGCGCCGAGAACAACGCGCGCCGAACCGACCCCGGAGGGTGGAAGCGCAAGCGAGGTCAGCAGCACTAGGTCAGCCTCGCTCAACCTGGGTCTTGAGTTTGTCCTGGTTCTCGGCAAACTCCTCCACCCAATACTCCGCACGCGTGTGCACCCGCGCCTTCGTGCCGAGCGGGTTTCCCCGGTAGTCGCCCCCCCTGACAAGGAAAGTCTCCGGGAGATCGTTGCGCACCCTGTGCTCCTGGAAGCACGGCTGGCCCGGCCGGAACTCCAGAGTCGCCAGGCCGTCCCGCTGGTCGACCACCCGGTACGAGCGGCCCGACAGGTGCTTGATGTAGTGGGCCTGCCTCTGGCCCAGCTCGGTATTCAGGTCCACCTGGATCCGCCAGCCGCGCGCGTACTGCTCGCACTCGACCTGCTCGCAGGTGGCCTCGGTGTAGCCGCCCTTCGGGGCCTTGACCTGGAAGGTCTGGTACGCCCTGGACGGGAGGTTGGGGGTGATGCGGTTCAGGGGTCTGGTCATCACAGGGCCCTCGTGTTGTCGTTCTTGTTGATCGCGACGGCGAACACCAGGTCGGTGAACGTGCCGCTCGTGGTCACCCGGAGGTAGCGCCGGACGGTCGCGGTGGCCGAGCTGGACTGGATCCGCTCGAAGGTGCGAGCGGTCGCGTCGGTGAACTCGGCGCCGGACAGGGTCAGCCAGTCGACGTTGTTGGCCGAGTCCTCGATGGTGATCTCTGCCGTGCCGGAGCCGAGCGAGAACACCTGGAGGTACGCCTGCCACCCGAAGCTGGCCGCCGCCGCGGTGTCCAGGCCGGTCGTGCTGGCACCGGAGGCGTGGGTGTCCTTGCCCGCCGTGAGCTGATCCGCCCAGTCTGCGCCGAAGCCGTTCGACTGCGCGCTCGTGGTGAACAGCAGCGAGCCGTCGTCGCCCCGGTTGGGGTTGTAGTCGACCTGCTTGCCGACCATGCAGAACGCCTCGGATCCGATTCCCTCGCCCCGGCAGTACATGATCTGGGTGTCGGTCCTGGGCAGGGCCTTCAGCGCCTCGTGTGCGGCGTCGTCGGCGTCGTCGAAGTACGAGACGAACTCGGCCGAGGCGTCCCGGCGGCCGAAAAGCCGGGCGTTGGCCGACTGGGTGATGGCGGTGGCCGGCAGGGTTTCCCGGGGCGTGCTGAGCGAGCTGATCGAGTTGATGTCGGCGCCGATGTCGTAGCCCCCAATGAAGAGCTGGTCGCCGAGCCCGGACTGCTTTGCCATGATCCTTTCCTCCTTAAGGGGCCTGTGTCCAGGCGTTCTCGACGATGACAGGAACCGTGATGGTCATGACCCGCTGCACCCGGTTGTCGATGTTGATGTAGCCCGACTGCGAGAAGAGCGGATGTCCCTGAGTAGCGCCCAACAGGTCGATCCACCGGGTCTCGCCCCCCAGCTGAAAATCACCCGAATAGGCTTCGAAGAGAAGGTCGACCGCGTTCATGACCGACGGATCGATGGCATCCTGGGGATTTTGCAGCATGTTCGTGTAGACGCGGACATTGAAAACGACCCGGGCGTCGGTCGCCGTGAGCCCGCTCCGCCCGCGCGCCGGCTCGATCCTGTCGATCCACACCGCGCAGGTGAGGCCACGGCCGGGCGCCGACTTCGGCTCGTGCTGGTTGACCCGGTCGAACACACCGAGAGTCGCGGCGTGACTCGCGATGCGGTCGATCAGGTCCTGCGACTGAATGGCCATCTACGCCTCCACCCACTCGGGTGTGACGCCGTCCTTGAACATGCCGCCCATCATCATGTGCGCCCGGCCGAGCTCGTTGCGATTCCCCTCGTAGTGGTGCACGTCCCGGGGCAGCGAGAAGGTGAACTGCTCGAACATCTCCTCGGTCAGCTCGATCTTGCAGCCGTTGACCTCGATCGTGATCTTCATCAGATCGCCGCCTTCCGGAACTTCCGCTTGTACCGACGGGCGCAGGACTTGCGCAGGTCGGTCAGGCCACGGCCGGCCACCACCTCGGTGCCGGAGGAGTCGCGCTCGGCCTCGTCGGAGTAAACCCGGGCGCCGTACGCCGAGAACTCCTGCTCCAGGTTCGAGATGGCGGTCGCCTTGCAGAGCTGGGCGACAAGATCCGGAACCCTCCAGACGGTCACAGAGGCCGCGTCGAGGTGGGTGGCAGCCGTGGTGCCCAGGGCGCCGCGTTCGACCGTCAGACGGCGATACGCGTGCACGTCGGCCGAGCTGGAGTGAGCGGCCAGAACGCTTCCGTCGTACGCGCGGATCACGGTGAGGTTGTTGCCGACGATGTCGACGATCCGCATCCGCTCCGAGTCGATCAGGATCTGCTCACCCACGAAGAAGAGCGTGCCGTCCGAGACGTCGACCGTGCGATCACTGCTCAGGGCGTTCATGCCGCTGGCCAGGTTCTGGGTGGTGTCTAGAGTCGTCTTGCCGGTGACCAGCATCTTCTCGGAGTCGACCTCCAGCACATGCCCAACGCCGACCAGATCCCCACGAGTCACATCCACAGTTGTGGTTGTGGTGCTGGCGACAGCGCTCTCCAGAGCCCCGGCCGCGAGCTGATCGTTGCTGATCCCCCACACGCCGACGATCTCGATGGCTCGCTGAGAGGTGCCGGAGTTGCTGAACGAGGCGGAGCTGTCCAGGTCGATCTCGATGTGGGTGTACGGGGGTCCGGAGTTGACGGGCTCCAGGAAGTAGTCACTGGAGGCGATGACCGTGCCGCCGGCGGTGAGAGTGGTCACGCTGACGAGCTCGTTCTCGTCCAGCCACAGCTTCCAGGCGGGGGAGTAGTCCCGGGTCGGCCAGGGGAAGTAGCGGGTCGCGATGCGCGGCGCGAGGCCGTGCTTGTGCCGGTTGAGCCAGCCGTCGATGTCGTCCGACGCGCTCGCTATGGCGTCGTCAATCTGCGCGGAGCGATGGGCCGCCTCCCTTACATCGAAGGCGTCCTGAACGCTCTCACGCGTGCAGTAGAACACGCGACCCATCTACCTGTACCTTGCTTTCATGATACTGAGGGGATCGAACCCTCGGAATCTGGGGGATATTCGGTTGTTGGCCTTCAGTGTAGCTGGTCAGCCCCGACAGGTACATGATTCGAACGTGCGTCCGCAGTTCGGGCAGCGAGGGTCAGTAGCTTCCGGGGAACTCGCCCCAGGCGCCCGCGTCGTCCGGCCACACCAGGCCGTCCCAAGGGCAGTACAGCTTGCCATTCGGTCCCTCCCGGAGTGCGGTGTAGTCGTTGGGGCACGAGGTGGGCGCTGTCGACCGATCCTCGGCCTCGATGTCACGGGCCTCCTGGATCATGGCCTGAAGCTGTTCCCACGCCATCACTGGACCCCCTTCAGGACTCCGTACAGCGACAGCGCAAGAGACCCGCCGGACGCTCCGATGGCGCCCATCGCGGTCCACTTCCACTTCTCCAAGGCGTTCACCCGGCTCTTCAGGTCGGGGACATCCTTGATCTGTTCTTGAACGCGCGCGACCTCGACCAGGATGTTCGTCGTCTTGGCGTCCAGCCCATCGAGCTTGTCCAAGATGCGCTCCTCGTTCACCCCTGCCCCCCAAGGCTCAAGGAGCTACGCAACTCTGCGTAACCAGTGTACGAAGTACGCTTTATGTCGTCCATATTCATCGATCAGCCTCCATCAGCGTCGCCGTCACCGTCCCGCTCACCGCGCCGGCTGCGTCGCTGGCCCATGCGGCGCTGTACAGGGTGACATTCGAACCCTTGTCCGACGTGGTCACCGCGATGGATCCGGCCACAAGTCACCTCCCCGTGACAAGGGGCCGCCGCCCGGACTGGACGAGCGGCCCCAGTTTGCCGGATCAGGCCGAGGCGACCACGGTCGCGCCGGGCGTGAGCGGTACGTACGTGCAGTACCACGTGATGGTGCCGTCCTCGGTGCCGGTCACGTTCGCAACCACGGCCTCGATCTCGCCGGTCGTGGCGAGGATGTTGGTCAGCGGGCGACCGTTGATACGGAAGTCCGGCGTGGTCGTCGACTCGTCCACGACGCCGATCAGGTCGCCGACAGCCGAGTCGGTGGTGCCGAGGTCGGTTGCCGCCACCCACTCCACCGTGGTACCGGTGGTCGGGTCGAGCTGGAGGGCCACGGTGGACGTGTCCAGCGCAATGGCCTCCGTAACCTTGCCCCAGAGGGCGGTGACCAGAACCTCGCCGCCCGCGACGGTGAACACCTGGTGGGTGCCACCGCCAGCCGCGATGACCGAGGTCTTGCCCTGAACGTACCGGCCCAGCGAGATGTCGCGGAGTTCAGTGCCGTTGATGATGACGCTCATGTCAGGTCACTCCCCTCAGACCGTCAGGCTGGACTGGAGGTTTCCGGGCTTCCGCTGAACCGCCAGGTCGTGGATGATCGCGAAGCAGAGGCCGGTGTCGACAGTCACCTGCACGCGGTCGTAACCGTCCGAGAGCTGCTCGGCGCGCACCGTGAAGACACCGGTGTCGTTGGTGGTCTCGTCCGACAGGTCGAACGTGTTGTCGGTGAAAACGGCCGCGCCGTCCTCCAGCCACGTACCGCCGACGTCCGGGCCCACGTAGGCGCGGGACTCACCGTTGGAGCCGACGACGCCGGACACGGTGAAGATGTTCAGGTCAGCCTCAGAGTTGACCCCGGTGGAGTCGGTCTGGGTGACGGTGGCGATGGCCGCACCAGTGCCGGCGTCCCCGAAGACGAAGGTGACCGCAGCCGCCTTGGTCAGGGGGATGTCGAGCCCGGAGGCCGTCTTGATGACGTTGAAGACACGACCGAGGCCGTCCCCTACTGCCGCCATTTCTCTCTCCTGTTCTCCCGGGGGGTTTCATTGCCCCGGGGGTTGACCGGGGGGAGGGGGGTTCATTGCCCTCCCCCCGGGTGAGGATCAGGCCCGCGCGTCGAGGGTGACGAAGGGGCTCAGGGTGTCGCCGCCGTTGCGCGGGGTGAGCGCGCTCTGGAGCCACGGACGACCGTCGAGACGCTCGACGAACTTGAAGCTCGTCTCGCCATTCTGGAAGCGGAAGTGCTCCGAGGACGCGACGGTCATGGCCTGGCGGTCGCCCACCAGGTAGTAGTTGAAGTCGATGAAGTTGATGTCGCCCTGGTCGCCCAGGTTCTCCACCTTCTCCGAGATGACCACCGGACGGCCGAGGATGGTCGCCGGGGGGCCGCCCACACCGTTGTTCAGCCAGACAGGGCCACCACCGGTACCGACCGAGAGGGCCATGGTGGCCAGCTCGGGGAAGGTGTCCGGGGAGACGACCCACACCGCGCTGCCCAGGCTCTGCGGCAGCATGCGGGCGTACATCTTGACGATGTTCTGCCAGACGATGGTGTCCGCAGCCTGGCCGGTCTCCTTGGGTACCGACACGCGCGCAGCGTTGGCCGCGGTGTTGATGCCCAGGGGCTGGCCGGCGCCGGAGCCGCTGAGGAACGCGACGTCGGCGAAGTAGGCCAGGGCCTGCGGGAACGTGCTCCGGATGAACGCCTCGAAGGAGACCGCCGAGTCGGAGATCAGCTCGTTCGGGACGTTCGCGAACGCCGTCAGCTTCCAGGCTTCCAGCGCGAGGCGCCCGAAGGTGGCCGCGACGTCGGTCATGGAACCGGACTCGGGGGTCCAGTAACCCTGCACGCCGCCGAAGACGTTCGTGGCGTGGCTGGTGTCGTCGATGTACGGGTAGATCACCCGCGAGGTGTCCATGGGGACGATCCGGGCGCGCGGACGCACGACGGATGCTTCGAGCGACAGGCTGAGCAGCTCGGCCCGGAACGCCTCGGGAACCAGGAAGCCGCCGGACGCAGGCTCACCGGAGCTCGCGGCAGCGTTCTTCAGGGTCTCGCGCTTGGCGGCCAGCTCGGCCGTCATGAACGCCTTCGGGGAGATGTCGATCAGGAACTGAGCGAGAGTCTCGCCATACTCCTTGGCGCTGTACTTGGCGCCGAGAGCCTTGGGCTGGAAGTGGGCGCGAGCAGACGTGGTGACCGCGTCGACACCGCCCTCCTTCATCAGCTCCAGACCCTTGACGTTCTCGTTCTCGCGCAGGTACTCGGCGAGGACGCGCTGCGTCTCCTGCTCGACCTGGCGCTTGAGTTCCACATCCTTCGCGTGGACGGCCTTCGCGTACGCCTTGACGACGTCCGAGAACTGACCCTCCTGCATGAGGTTCTGGACCTTCGACCCGTCCGCAAGCAGCTCTTCCAGCTCGCTCTGCGACTCGGGGATTGCGATCTTCGGCATTACACTCCCTTCAGAGCGTTCTTGAAGGCTTCAAAGTCCCACGCGAACGGGGCGGGCTCGTCCTTCTTCGATTCCGGCGTGACGGGGTCGCCCGCCGGGAGGTCCAGCATCTCGGGGCCGTGCTCGCCCTTGAGCTGCTGGGGCCTGAGGACCGGCTCGGGAGCATTGTCCCGCCCGGCGTAGTTGAACATCGACAGATCGAAGTCGTCCCGCTTGCGGGCCTGCCCCTCGACCTCGTCGATCAGACCGGCAGCCAGCGCCTCTTCGGCGTTGTACCAGGTCTCGGCCCGCATTCGCTCGCGCCAGAACTCGACACCGCCGCCGGCCTTGTCGTTGTAGACCGAGGCGATAGTGTTTGAAGTCTCGTCGAGCAGGTCGACCAGCTTGCGGAAGTCCCCGGCGTTGCCAGCGGCAGCCGTCCAGCCGTCGTGGATCATCATCTTGGACTTGGGGGCCATGACAACCTTGTCCGCGCCCAGGGCGATGACCGAGGCGATCGAGGCAGCCAGGCCGTCCACGATCACCGTGGTGGGCTCCTCGCGCCGCTTCAAGGCCGAGTAGACGGCCACGCCGTCGAACACGTCCCCGCCGGGGCTGTTGAGGTGCAGGTTCAGCGGGCCGCTAACGCTCCGGACCTCGGCCAGGAAGTCGCCGACCGACACGCCGAAGCCGCCGATCTCGTCGTAGATGTAGATGTCGGACGGGCCGGTCGTCTTATTCTCAATCCGGTACCAGTCCTTGCTGGCGCGAGCCTGGGGACGTCGAGGAGTCCAGTTGGCTGGGCCGCCCCACTCCTCGGGAATCAACTCCTCCAGGCCGAGAGCCTTAGCGCGCTTCTTGATATGGGTCTTGGTCGCATCCGGATTCTTGGACCGACCGATGGCCTGAATGGCGTTCTCCAGATCTTCCCTGGTCACGATGGGGTAGGACCCGTCCGACATAGCGTGGCCCTTCTCCGCCAGCCGTTCGCGCTCCTCAGTGGAGAACTCGCGGTTCAGCACATCCCAGTCGAAGTAGTCCTTGATCTTCATCTCTCGTTCGCCTCCCTCGCCGGGTTCGGCTTCTTGGGTTCCTGGTTCGGCCGAGGGCCGGCGTCCCCGTCCTGCGACCTACGACCACCGCCGGGGGCTTCCCGACCTGCGGCGTTCGGGTCGGCCTGGGGCGGGTTCATCGCGAACTCGTGCGCCTCGCGGGCCATCTGGAGCTTCATCTCGTCCTGCCGGATGCTGGGTAGCCCGACAACCTCCAGGGCGTCGTCCCAGTCTGCGCCGGCCTCGACGATGATCTTCAGGGCCTGCGCCTTCGTGATCCGGTCAGCCGAGTCGGCCTCGCGGTCCTCCGGAACCGGGTCCTCAAAATCCCACTCCAGATTCGTGGCGGTACTGCCGAACAGCTTCAGCAGGGCGTTCAGCGCCGACTGGACCTTACGCAGGCGCGGCCTGAGCAGGTACCGTCCGAACATGCGTTCGTTTGCGTCGGCGACCGCCTTGTTGACGTCCTCGGTGGCGCCGGTCATGCCCTTCGGATAGCCGAACGCCTCTCGGATGTCCTCACGGGAAAGCTCGGCCAGCTCGGGGAAATGCATGTCGCGCATCGAGTACTTGCGCTCGACCCACTTGCCCTGCTCCAGGACGGCCACGCGGTGGGCGTTGGCCACACCCTGGTGCTGCTCCCGCCAGCGGGTGACGAGCTCGCGGAACTCGTCGTCGTCGAGCCGGTCCTCGATCTCGATGATCCCGCCCGGCTCGGCGGAGTTGTGGAAGAAGTTCCGGGCGTACTCGGCGGCCAGCCGGTTGGAGTCGAGCTTGACGCCCAGCGACTGCACCGGGCCAAGGCCACGGTAGGGGTCCAGCGGGTTCGGCCGCCTGAAGTGGATCACGTCCTGCTTCAGCAGCGGAACGCGCTCCCCGTCCGGCGACACGTACACATAGCCGGTGAGGGCCTCCGTGTCGGATGTCACGATGCGCATACGGTCGGGGCGTACTGGCCACACCTGAAGCGGGCCTGCCGCCCGGATCGAGCCGTGGGCGACCACCCAGATGAACTCGCCGGCGGTGTCGTAGTGCTGGACGGTCGTCTCGATGAATTCGACGGTGTCCATCAGCGGGTTCGGCTGCCCCAGCAGATCGATGGCGGCATGCCTGACGACCTCGGCCCGGGTCTCCACCTCGCGGAAAACCCGCCGACCGTCGGTGTTCTTGCGGTACAGGTGCCAGTCGACCAGGCCGCAGGACTCCGAAAGCCTGCTCACGATGCCGTACAGCGTGCCAACCTCGCCATACTGCTCCATGCCCCGGCGCATCTTCTCCTCGGTGGAGGCGCCACGGCCGGTGACGATATTGAAGAAGTCGGTGCGGCCGGGGTTCTTCGGAGCCATGGGGACGGGTGTGCGGTTCTTCAACGCTCGGCCCAGTCGGCTCACCCGTCACTCCCTTCATCCCCGTAGTTCCATTGGATCACCCAGAGCAGTCCTCCGGCGACAAGGTAGCCCGCCGGGGCATAGATCATCCAGGCGCCGTATGAGACCAGGGTAGCGCCTACCAGAGAAATCGCAAGAGTCAAGGCCCTGCGGCCTGCGGTCTTGAGGTTCTTGAGGGCCCGCTGCCTTCGATCTCGTGATCTCCGCAACCAGGCCACCAGTTCGGCCTGGTTGCGCTTCCACGCCGGCTGCGGGTCGAGCAGGGGGTCACGCTTCTTCATCGGGTGCCTCCTCATGGGATTCGACGCAGTCGAGGTAATCGCCCAGGGTCGTGTAGACCGAGCCGCAGCCCTCGCACACGTGCACGCCAACGCCTCTCATGTCAGTAGGTGATCGAACGGACGCGGGGACGGGACCTCAGGTCCTTCTCGGCGATCATGTACCGCATGGCGTCCATCCCGTGGTCGTCGGCCTTCACCGGCATCTCCTTCGGTGGCTTCCCCTGGTTCTGGGCGATGACCGTGCCCCGGTCCCAGATGTACCCGACGATCTCCTCCAGGGTGCAGGTGGGCTTCTTCTTGTCCGCCAGCTCTTTGTCCCGCTCGACCAGGGCGTCCTGACACAGGAAGATCCCCGGCTTGCCGGTGGCCTCGTTGACTCTGAAGCGCTTCTTCACCGCCTGGATGCCGTCCTCGACGGACTTCTTGGCCGCCTTGGTCGACATGCCGAGCTCGCGCTCCAGAACAGCCCGCCCCTCCGCATCGTGGTCGCAGATGACCATCCGGGGGCGCGGGTTCCTTTTCAGGTCCATGGCGGCCTTGATCTTCGGCGCCATCTCGTCGACTGTCGTCTTCGTGGAGTACAGCTCCTTATACAGGTAGAGGTTGCCGTCCTCGTCCTCCGCCCAGAACTGGACCACCATCGGATTGGTGTAACCGAAGTCGACCGTGATGTACCTGGTCCAGGACACCGGGGGACTGCCGATCCGCTTGTGGACGTGGATCGCCGGATCAAACTCCTCGTATACCAGACCCTCGGCGGCACACCAGATACCCTTGCGGAGCCGCATGTACCTGACACCGGTCAGCGCGTCCAGCTTCGCCATGTACGCAGCGCCCACCTCGGTGAGTCCGCCGGTCGTCCCATCCGGGTTCTGGTGGTACAGGATCGGGTTGTCCTCGTGCCGGGACCGGATGTGGTGCGTCTTCTTCAGGTCGCACCGGATCTTCAGCCAGTGCGTCGGCACATCCGGGTTCGCGTCGGCGATGATCTGCTGATACGGCATCTTGCCGTTACGCAGACGGGTGGTGATAGCCTCCCAGTCGGTCTCCGTGAGCTCCGTCGACTCCTGGACGTACACGACGTCGTACTCCGAGGACATGATCTTCATCGACTTGTCCATGCCGCCGACCACGATCCGGGAGCCATTCTTGTACCGGTAGCAGGCCGCCTCCTTGGCCGACCCGCCGAACCACTTCACCTCACCCGACGCCAGATGCTCCTTCGCGACATGCTCCTCGTACGTCACCAGCGCCGTCGAACCCAGGCTGGCCAGAGTCTTTCTGACAATCAGACCCCGCATGCCCGGGTACTTCATCGCCACGGCGTGCAACTTCTCCAGCAGGCACTTCGATTTCCCCGTGCCGGCCGGCCCGGCATACAGCAGCTCCGGGCCCTTGAACTTGAACGCCTCGATGGCTGTCCCGTACGGCTGATAGCGGTGCACCGGCCCCTGCGGTTGCAGCCGAGCCTGCCGACGCCTCTCCGCCCGCTGGGCGTCCGCCCTGGCCGCGGCATCCGCTATCAGATCGTTCAGGGGCTCTTCGGCGATCGTCACCTTCTCACTTGCCATAGGGGATCACCTCCATCTCTCCTGGGCCCACCGGTTCACCCGGCTGGACGGGGCCGCGCCCAACCCTGACGATCGCAACGACATGACAGGTGCAGAACTGCTGATGCAGATCCGGGTGCCGCCGTCGGTGCAGCCAGTGCCTGAAGCGCGCCCACATCAGATGTCGTCCACGGAGATGCCGACAATCTGGTACTTGACCTCTTCGCTGGAGATGTTCACCTGGGTGCGGGCCGGCAGGTCGCCCAGCTCCTCCGCAACCGCCTTCAGGATCGACACCAGCACCTCCTGCGACCGAGCCGACTCGCCGGAAGCCATCTTCTCCGCGGCGTTCTGATACTCCCGGATGCGCTCGATCTTCTTGGCCACCCACACCCCGGCGTACTGGTCGGCCAGATTGTTCCGGACCTCCTCGATCTCCAGCTCGTGCCGCTTCTTGAACTGGGAAATCGAGGTCACCGAAGCTCCGTACAGCTTCGCCAGATCCCGCCCCGTCTTCTCGCCCAGCGCGAAATCACGGATCAGGCGGTGCTTGACCCAGCCGCGCTCCAGATGCCCCTTCACCGGCCGGCGCCCGTCCGTGCGAGCCGGCGACAATTCGCGGCTCGTCTCGGTGGCGTCGAAATCGCCGTCCCTGCCGCGCTCGACCTCCACGTCCGCACCATCACGCTTCGACTGAACCATATCTGCCCCCTTCTCGGGCATTCCTTCCGGGTATTCCTTTTACTTTCGAGTCATTCGGTAGAAATCGGACCGTCCCCAGGCCCACCATGATCTTTAGGAAGCATTGCAACAGCGAACATGCAAACACACCCCCCACCTGCATGAATGCCCCCCACCTTTGCACATGCACACGCCTTTGCACATTGCAAGAGCACACATGCAAAGGGCTTTGCGCATTGCACATGCATACGAGCAAAGAGCTTTGCGATTGGCATGCGCAACTGTGAATGCAAAGGTACCCAGTGTCCCAGCACTGTGACCATTCCGTGATGTTTAGGCGTGCCCCCACAGGGAATACCCCAAGGGAACACCCGAATACCGCACCCAGGAGGCACCGACCATGAGCACCCCCACCACCCCCAGCACTGGCACCAAGGTCGAGGTCCCCTTCGGCGTCGAGACCCTGAGCGGCACCGTGACCGCAGTCCACCAGGGCTGGGCCATGGTCCGCATCGACACCGACCAGCCCGTCCTGGCAGGCCGCCAGGTCCCCTTCGCAGTCTGAGGAGAGCCAGCCATGAACGCACGCCCCGTCAGCCTGAACAAGCGCTACACCGACGAGTACGTCCGCACCGCCCACACCCAGCCCACGCCCGAATGGGAGCTCGCCTACCGTCGCCTCAGCGCCCACCAGAACGCCGCATGCCAGACCGGCGGGACCGGCTTCCAGCTGGTCGGGCACCGGGACGGCCTCCAAGCCAACGACCCTGTCAGCCTGGCCAGCGCGCTCACCATCCTCGCCCAGCGGGGGCACACCGCCCACCTGGGGCACTGCAACCACGTCCCCGGCGAGGGCTGCGTGAACTGCGAGGGTCGCTGCTGACCGGTCCCGGCATCGGGCCACCAGGCCAGACTGTCCAAGTCTGGTGGCCCTCTTGTCCGGATCGTCCAGTCGGAAACACGAAGTGGAGGAGCCATGATCACGGTTCGTCGTGCCCAGCTTGCTGCCCTGACGGCAGTCACAGCCACGGCCCTGGTGGTCGTCGGGTGCCAGGAGTCGGAACCGCAGGCCGACCCGTGCAGGACTGCATCGGCCCTGCCTGCGTACGAGGTAACCCAGCCGGACGGGTCGCGCGTAGGTGTCCCCGCGGGCCGGATCCTGGTCCGTGAGGCGTCGCTGGAGGGCTTGTCCGGCGAGGGCTTGTCGCGTGCGTGCCGGGCGTTCGTCGAACAGTACGCGTCGGATCACCGTTGACATCACCCCCCTGGCTGGCGCGTAGGGCCGTTCGATTCGGCCCCAGGGGACCAGGATACCTACAGATTCCTCAAGGGAGGTTGGTCATGTCGCTGCGACAGCAGATCGTCTACAGGGTCTCGATCAATATCCCGTGGGCACTGGTCTGGGTTGAGACCCGCGGCGGGTTCGTCGGGGGCTGGCTCCGGTCGGTCCTGGAGTTTTGGGGTATTGCCTGACGGGAATACTGTCATTAGGAGGTGAGGGCAATGGAGACAACGTTCTGGGTCGTGTGGTCGGTGATCATGCTGGCCCTTCTGCTCGCCGCCCTGGTCGTGTGGGGAGGTCCGCGGAAATGACCGACTACAGCAAGATCACCGCGGATCTGGTCTGGGGCCCGGAGATCGGTCGCCTGTACACGGAGGCTTCCCCGTTCGTCACGACCCTGGCCAGGCTGGCCTACCGTCGGTTTGCCGACCAGGTCGAGCGCCAGTTCCATGAGCTCACATCGTGCAAGGGCTACGGAGTCAACGTCATCTTCACGGAGAACGACCCGTATGGGTCGGCAGAGGAGATGTTCAGCGACGTTCGCCGCGCTCGACTGTTCGTCTACAGCACGTCGGCAGAGCAGGCTCACCCCCTGCTCACCCGGGACGAGAACAACATGTTCCGGGCGGTGCATGACTTCCACGGCCACTACATGACCGGTCGCGACTTCAGTCGGCATGGTGAAGAAGCGGCATGGGTCCGCCACTCGCAGATGTTCACCGGCCTGGCCCGCCGGGCGATGACGACAGAGACCCGCGGTCAAAACTCCGCTTTCATCTGGATAAACGGCGGTCGCCAGTTCCCCGAGCAGAAAGCGATCCTGCTTCCGGACTGGGTGTCCGCCATTCCCGAAAGGTGGTCACGATGAATTGCGCGTGCCGAGCGGGCGACAGTCAGGAGTTCGGACACGGGACAAACTGCCCCCGTAGCCCTTCCTACCGTCCACCCACGCACATCGTCATAAACGGGCACCTGTACCGCCTGGTCCCCGTGAAGTGAGAAAGGTGGTTGTCACCATGATCGAGCGTTCGCAGTCAGGGACTCTGATCACCGGGTCTGACGTCACGGTCTACCGCGTGCTCACGATCCGCAGGGGCCTGATCCTGAAAATCGACACCGGGCTCGCCCTCACCCGGATCAGCCCTCTGTCGGCCGCCCAGCGGGACGGCATCACGGTCCGCCGGACATACCGGGACGCACTCCGGGACGTCAACAAGTGGCTGAACGAACGGGGCGTCGCATCGGTCTGGTCCAAGACCCACCCGAACGGCTGACCGCAAGGGGTGCCGGTCCCCCCAATGACCGGTCAGGCCCCACAGGCGGTGTGAAGCCGGGTTCGATTCCCGGCGGGGCCACGCAGCTTTACCCGTCCGGAAGGGAGGAAACCGTGGACTGGCTACAGGGTTCGAATCCGTACACAGGGGTGAGTACCCCGCAGAAGGGCTTCCCGTCCATCCTGCCGCTTAGCGAGGCGACAGACTGGATCGGGGACTGCGGTGAGTCGAGGGTGCTGCTGGGCGTTGACGCGCTCGGCAATCCGATCACGGTGGATCTGGAGTCCGAATCCCCGCACGTGCTCGTCTCGGCCCCCACGGGTCGGGGGAAGTCGGCCGTGGCTCGCTCGCTGGCGGTCCAAAGGCTGGCGAAGGGCGACCGGGTCGTGTTCCTGGACATCAAGCGTCACTCGCACCGATGGGCCAGGAATCTGGCGCCGAACGTCCACTACGCGAAGTCCGCGCAGGACATAGGCGGCACCCTGGTCCAGCTGGGTCGAGAGGTTCACCGCCGGAACGTGATCGTCGACGAGTGGGATGGTCCGCTTGAGGCCGCCCCGGTCGGACCGAGGATCGTGGTGGTGTTCGAGGAGATGAACGCCACGATGTCCAGCCTCAAAGCACTGGACAAACGACTGCACGAGGGTGACTACACAGCCACCCAGGGGTTCATGGACGCGACGTTCATGGGTCGGGCGGTCAAGGTCCACATCGTCGGTTTCGCGCAGATGGCATCATTCCGTGCGACCGGTGGAGCCGAGGTGATCGAGAACTTCGGCACCCGGATCCTGATCGGTCACAGTCCGCAGGCATGGCGTTGGCTCGCCTCGGACTGCGGGAAGCCGATCAGTGCCCCCGAGGAGGATGGTCGAGGCATCGTCTGCCACGGTGGCAAGGCACGCGAGTGCCAGCTGCTGTGGGTGCCGGAGGAGGACTCGGAGAGGTTCGTCACGTCCGCTCTGCCAGCCCAGCGACGGGCGCGAGAGCTCAGCGGCTCAAGGGCTCGCACTCCGGCCGCCTGGCGTGCGGCGATCACAAGTCGACAGGAGTAGATCATGGACGCAACACGTGCCCGCGCGGCCTGGCAGGTGTACCTGTCCGCCAACCGTGGCGCTCAGCCGGAAGACCTCATGACGGACCTCGCGCATCTCGCCGATGCAGACGGCTGGGATGGCGCGGAGGTTCTGGAAAAGGCCGAGAGGCACTACCACGCAGAGGTCGAGGAGGACCGAGGGGGTTTGAGGTAATACCCCACGGGCATACTTCAAGTGGAACACCACGAGAGATCGGAACCCCGATGGACGTCATCATTCAGCTGGTCATCGAGAACCACTACGCGGACGCTGTCATCGAGACCAGGGAAACCGTTACCACCCCGTCGTACCCGCACGGCCGGGACGACTTCGATTGGTGGCAGGAGTACATCTGGCCCCTCACCGGCACAGGCCGGTCCGGGGACGCGGTCTACGAGGTAGGCATCGTCGACTCGTCCGACCCCAAGCTGATCGGCAAGACCCACGTATTCGCCTGACCACTCATCGGATTCCGGGGCCGGAAGGTCCCGGGGTCCTGTTGGTTCGATCAGACGGAGGAGCCATGATCCCGATTCAGTCGGACTCCGAAACCCGCGAATACTACGTGGGCAACATCCTGAACACCTGGTCACGGGCCACGGCCGCTCAGCTCGACTCCGGTCGCCGGTGGTACCCGACAGCCCACGATACGGCCGCGATGCTGGCCGACGGAGACGTCAAGGTCGGTGCCGGTCTGCTGGCTGCCCTGTCCCCGCAAACGACCTGGTGGATGAACGTCGAACTGGCCTGCGATGCGTACGAGACAGGTCGGGCGTCCCGGCACGTCGGCGACGCGTGCGGGAAGGCCAACAAGATCCTGGCCGGGATCGACCCTGCCGAAGTGCTGCCCATGCAGCGCAAGACAGGCCATTTCTACCGGTGCATCCTCGACCCGTCGGACCCCGTCGCGGTGTGCGTGGACCGGCACGCCCATGACATCGCGGTGGGCGTCCGGTACGGGGACTGGTCCCGGGGGCTGTCGGCAAAAGGCCGATACAGCCTGCTGGCTCACTGCTACTGGGAGGCTGCCCGGCTGTTGAACGAACTCCCCTCCGTCGTTCAGGCCGTGTCCTGGGTGACGTGGCGGGACTCCCTGTCCGCACGAGACTGAAAGGTAACATCATGAGCTGCCTGTGCAACAAGATCTACGACAGCCCCCAGGGGGGCACGGTCGACCTGCTGGAACGAGAGCTCCCCAAGGGCGGGTACTTCGTGGGCGGAGCGGCCGAACCGCTGGTGCTCAGGCCGACCGCCGCACCCTCCCTGCACGCGATGACCCAGGCGTTCACGAGCAAGGTTCACTCCCGCTACGTCGGGTGGTGGACCGACTCCGAGTCGGGCCTGCTGTACATCGACGCCACCGACTGGTTCCCCTCTCTGGCCACGGCAACGGCTGTCGGTCGGTCCCGCGGGGAGATCGCCATATTCGACATAGCCGCAGGGGAGGAGGTCAGGCTGACCTAATGGCGGGGGAGGGGTCCGCCCCTCCCGATCCGCGAGTCCGGCCCAGACCACGAAAGGAAGCGATCATGAACGTGTGGCTGCACACCCACCTCCCCCGGCTCCAGTCCGGCGAGACCCCCGACGTGATCAGCGTCAAGGTCCCCGGCCGGCACGTCCGGTACGCCTCGTGGGTCTCGATCAAGAACGTCGAGTTCAAGGTCCACGAGCGGGGTCGGCAACGCTGCATCACCGAGGGCGTCCGGAACGTCCACGCCTGGGTGATCGGCGAGGAGATCCTGCGGGTCGGATCCGACTGGAGCTACGCGCAGGCACCCCGTCCGGCCGGGTACCGCCAGGCGGTGTACGACCCGCGGAAGGGCCCGACGTTCGTCGACAGCGAGACCCTGGAACCAGTCGTGAGGGCCGATCTGGTCATCATGGCAGGCAAGAACGTCTACTACGCATGGAGGTGAATCATGGACACGTCCACCTGGGAAGCTTTCGAGATCTTCCTTCGATCGCTGCCCCGGGAAAAGTCGGCCCAGGAGGTCGACGAGATCGAACACCGGCACGATGCCGAGCGAGGCCCGTACGCTCCGCACGGCACGACAGTCCACCACCTGCCCGGAGAATCGAGGCACTGATCATGCATGAGACAGCCGAGTCCTACCGTCGCCAGTGGGCCACGCTCACCGGCAAGTCCGAGCGGGACATCTACGTACCGGATGCGCTCCGGCCCGATCCCCCCGTCCGGCCTGAGTCCATCCGCGAGGAGGACTGATCATGCTCGCCCCGGTCCACTTCTGCCCGCAGTGCACCGACGAGTTCGACCCCATCGAGGGCCAGGTCCCGTCCGAGGGCCACGCCGACCAGTCCAATTTCTGCTCCGACGACTGCTACAACCGATATCGCGAGGCGATCGAAGCGCAGGAGGCGTACGATCAGGCCGGTTGGTCGGCCCCCGTGTTCTGACCGCGGTGACCGCATGAAAGCCCCCTCGCCCGAAAGGGTGAAGGGGGCTTTCCGTGCTCTCAGTGCCCGATGGGGGCTCCGCACGCTCCGCAGAATCCTGCGTTGGGCGGAACCGGTGCTCCACAGTGAGGACACACGGATCCGTTCACCTCCTCGCGCATTCGTCGTGGACGGCCCACACTACCGTCGCTCCGAGCTCCACGGCGACGTACGGTGCCGGCCCGTCGAGCGCGACCGGTCTGCGGCACCGTTCGCACGGCTGGGCCCGGTCAGTACGGCGGATCCCCGCAGACCGTGCAGAAGATCGTTCCGTCGAGCGCGCCGAGGACAGAGTCGAAACGGCCACAGGCGCGCTCTGGCGGCCTTTTGGGACCGGATTGGCCTCGGGTACCGGGGTGGCCCCGCCGGGCCGGGAGACGGCCGCACACCGGTGCTCCTGGCACACGTGCGGTCCCTCGGTCACGCCTCGCTGAGCCAGCGCGGTCAGCTCGGCCGGTCGGACTCCGGTCACGCTTGTCGCAGTCACGCGCCAGAGATTCCGGCCGCCCAGGAGGGCTTGGGTCGCCTGCGCTGCGTCCAGGGGCTCCATCTCCAGTCGGACGACCAGGTTGGCGATCGGGTGGATGAACAGACTTCGCCCACAGCCTCGGCAGGGTTCTACCTTGATCAATTTCTCCTTCTTCCTGAACCTGCGAACCGGGTGAACCCTACTGCGGGACCCTCCCTAGGGTCAGGTCCCAGCAGGGTTCAGGGTTCGGCTCGATAGGGTTCGGTCGGGTTCGCTTAGGGTTCGCCCTGGTCAGAGCAGGGTTCGCTTAGGGTTCGCTAGGGTTCGGGAATCGTCTCTCCATAGGGTTCGCGAACCCTGCCCCGAACCCTATGATTCCGGGCCCTCTCGACCCACTTTTCGCCGGTCTCCCGACCCTCCTTGAGGTCCCTCATGATGGCTGCCGCCCCCCTGGGCGTAACCCTCCATTTCGAGGCTTGCTTCGGCACGAGTTCGACCAGTCCTTTGGGTTTCAGCTCCTGCACCCACACCTTCCGAGCGGCCTGCCGGGTCACCCTTCCGCCCGCCGGCTCGGTGCTCTCCTCGCGATCCATGTCCTTCGCGAAGTCGGACGCGCTCACCCCGTCGAGCTGGTAGGCGGACAGCTCCTGTAGGTAGTACGCCTGCCGCGGGGACAGCGCCGGGATGGGTTCGGCGATGTCTGACTCGTCGGCGGCGTCGACCGGTGCCCCGCTTCCTTCGACGGCCGCCAGGCTGGTGACGGGGTCTCCGAAGTAGTCTTCGCCAACGGTGTGGACCATCATCTCCAGGGTCAGGAAGTCCTTCTCGGTGGGATTGTCCTTCTGCTTGCCCTCGTCCCCCTGGGCGGTTGACAGCTTGACCTCCATCGAGTCGTCCGAACGCTTCAGCACGAGCACGGTGTCGGCCGCCGCGTACAGCATCGAGCTGCCGCGCATGCCCTTCCGTTCGTCCTTGCCGAAGTGGTGAACGATCAGCACGCAGGCTCCGGTTTCCTGCCGGATCCGGTGGAGGACGTTGATCACGAGGTTCATCTCGCTCTTGTTCTCGTCCACGCCGACGGTGCACATCGCTTGGGTGTCGAAGATGATCAGCCCGTACTCTCGACCTGCCTCTTTCTCCTGACGCAGCTCGTGCAATAGTGCCGGCATCTCTTTGGCGACGTCGGCCAACTGGAGGGCTCCGGGGTAGAAGGTCACGTTCTTGACCTCGCGGTCGTACTGCTTTTCCCACGCCTGCTTCCGGTGGGCGTAGGCGTCTTCCCCTTCGGCCACGATGATCAGCGAGCGTCCGTGCGTCATCTTCCGGCCGTAGTAGTCCATGTCTTCGGATCCGTACCGGAAGGCAAGGTCGGCCGTCATGAACGACTTGAACGTGCCGGATGATCCAACGGTCCAGCACAGGGAGTTCTTGTTGAACAGCCCTTGCACCACCGGCATCTTGATCTTGGCCTGGTACTCGGGCGCCTCGGTCAGCCGGGGCTTCAGCTTCAGCGAGTAGAATGTCTCGGCTTCCGGCGACAGTGTGCCGGAGAGGTCGGCCTCCTCTCGCTCTCTCCTGACCTTGTCTCGGGCCGCCTGGGTGCGCCGCTCGTGCTCGTCGAACTTGGCCTGCTCCTCCTGCTCCGCCGTCTCCCTCTGTCGCTTCTCGGCGGCGTCCAGCACGATGCGACGGGTCTCGGGATCGATATCCGGGCCCAGCGGGAGCGTGCCCGGCTGGAAGATGTCCCACTCCACGGTCACTCCCCGGCGATCGAGCGGAGCAGCGCCGCCAGGTCGGTGTGCTTCAGCCACTTCTTTTCGGCCAGGTGCCCGATGAGTCGGACGAGTGCGGGCCAGGTCGCCACCCGCTCGATCTCGATGAAGTACCCGTTCCGCTCTGGTGCGGGATCACAGGCGTGGTGGAACACTCCCCATGAGGCCAGGTCGGGCATCCGGTTCCAGTCGTCCCCCTCGATGACCGGGAAGGGTTTTGAGGCGAGGTAGGCGTCGAACTCTTCGCTCGCCCGCTCGACGCGAGCGACCTGGCCCATGTCGACCACCAGGTGCCCGCCGGAGGTGACCTCCCGTCGGCAGGTTCGGCAGGTGTATTGCGGCTGGCCGGCCTGTCCCTGCTCTCCGGCGTACGCCCGGATGTCGGACCAGCGGTATCGCCTTCGCCCGTTCACCTTGGTGAACCGGGGGCCGGTTCCGTCGGATGCCCAGCGGTCCAGGGTGTTCGGCTTGACTTTGAGGTAGTCGGAGACTTCCCGAGTGGTCGCGAGCCCCTCCATGGGGTCCCCTTTCGTGCAGAGAGATGCAGGATCCCCCAGTGTACACCGGGGGATCCGGTTTCGCGATGCGGCTATCCGCGTTCGCCGCCGTGACCCCTCGCCCGCATCGAGGCCGCCGTGGTGACCGTACGCCCGCCGGCCTCGCACAGGGTGGCCCCGCACAGGGTGATCGTGGTGGCGGCGATGTTGTGCCCGCTGATCCGGCCACCGGCGAGCACGGTCACCTGTCGATGACACATCGGGCACTCCACCTTGCGCGGTGTCGCCCTGAACGCCGACAGCCGCGAGAAGTAGGGGGTGTCTTTCGGCGGGGCCTTGAAGCTCCCCTTGCAGCGTTCGCCCGGCCCCGGCCAGCCGCCGTTCGACCGGGCGTGCTCGGCTATCACGCCCTGCCTGGTGAGGGGTTCGATGAACCGGCACACCCGGCAGTAGCCCTCCCCGTAGGGGCCGAGGATGGTCGCCGGCCGGGGCTCAGGAGGGGTTTTCACGAGGGGGCCCTGTGTAAATCGTGAACGAACGAACCCCTTGAACGGTTTCACTGTCGATCTCCACTTCTACGGCTCCTTCGAATGTTATTGACGCGTCCGGCAGCGCATCGATCCGTGCCAACCGCCGGTCGATGTACCCGACAGGCCCGGCCTGTGGGGACTGGCACAGCGAGCACGTGCAGGCTGGGATGTCCGCCTGGGTGATCCGGTCGTAGATGTTGACCGAGGCTGCCGGTACTGGCACACCCCGGTCGGGGCTGAGGGACGCCGAGAAGTAGCCAAGGGGGAGTTCGGATCTCTCCATCTGCCTCACCCCTCCCATCTTGAGCCCGCGGATGCCGTCGCGGTCGTGGTGTTCTGCACAGCGGGCGGTCCGGGACCAGTCATCGCAGTCGGGGCACGGGTCGCGGTAGCGCGAGCCGCTTTCCGGCACCCCCTCCCCCGTCGCCACCAGCTGGAACATCGGTCGCGGGTACAGGCCGCCGATGCGTGCCCTCGCCCAGCCGAGGGCACGCATCGCTTGAAGGCTTGCGTCGCCCGCCCAGTCTCCTGCGTATTCGAGCAGCTCGGTTTCGGTCTCGGTGGAGGCTTCGAGCCATTCGATGCCGGCGCTGTTCGGGCTGAGGCGGCGCCGTTCGCCTCTCTTCTTGATCGGGTAGTGCAGCTCGATTCTGCCGATGTCGGCCGGGTGGGACAGGCCGGCATCCTTCGGGACGGCCATGAGTCAGTCTCCTTCGATGGTGATCGACGCTCGGGTCAGGTTGAGGGCGTATTCGCGGGCCTGTTCGGGGTCGAGGTGGAGCTCCAGGACCGTTGCGCCCGTGTGCGGGTGGTAGAAGCGTGTGACGACTTTGCGGGTGTCCGGGTTGGCGAAGATTTCCGCCGAGGCTCCGTTGATGTGATCGTCCATCAATCTCCTTATGCCTGGCTTACCGTCCAGCGTTCTGCGTCCGGGTTCCAGAAGATGCCGCCGTGCTCTCCGTCCACGAACGCCGTGCCGGGTTGGGGGTCTTCGCCCGCTTCCTCCAGGGCGTTCATGGCTTTCGCCAGATTCAGGTACAGACCCGCGATCTTGTTGTTCATCGCCTGCCTCTTCGCTCGTTGTGCCGCGCAGTCGGGGCAGGTCAGGGGGTACGAAGACCAGCCTCGACGGACAGCCCCATCGTACGCCGACGAGAAGTCGACGAAGAGCGGGCTGTCCGTCGAGTCGGTGACGGTCGCCTCCGGGCTCGCCTCCGGGGCCAGATAGCGCTCGCACACGCACTGGACCCGGAAGAACGTATAGATGGCCACCTGGGCATTCCCTTCCTGTTGCCTCGGGTGTTGGGCCGGTATTACATCCGGTAGCCGCGTCGCTCCAGGTACTCGGCGAGGGCCTCGCGGACGATGGTCGCCTCGAAGGTGCCCCGTCCCCGGGCGATCTCGTTGACCAGCTCCTTTGCCCGCTTCGGGAGCTTGGTGACGATCTGCGCGTCGTGGACCCGGGGGCGCCGCGCCGCGGTTCGGAGGGTGTCGGAGATGGTGGCCATGGGATACTCCCTTGGTGTTCGGTGGGGTGTTCCCTTGGAGTATACCTCCGGCACCGAGGGTTAAACGTCCTACACTGTGATCCGGACCCCAGGGAGGGAAAGTGGACAGTTCGGACATCGCCTGGGCGGGCATCATCGCTGCGGGGATCGCCTTCGAGACGTACGCGCTCAAGAACAGCGCCAGCGGGGACACCCTGTCGGAGAAGACCAGGAAGGTTTTCAGGGTGCGGACGTCCAGGGTCGGCCGCCTGGCCTTCGCCGGACTCTGGCTCTCCTTCGCCGGGTGGTTCCTCGGGCATATCCTTTGGGGGTGGGACTTCCCGCTCACGTGAGAGAGGAACAAGGCATGAAGGACTACCTGAAGCGGCTGGTCGAGCTGGCCGGCGCCGGCTTCATCGCGGGTGCGAGCTCGTACGTCGTCCAGAACGGCGTCGAGCTCTCCTCCGCCAGCCTCCGCGGTCTCCTGGTCGCGGCGGGCCTCGCGGCCTACGGTGTCGTCGTCAAAAAGCTGGGCGGGGACAGCAACCGCCCGACCGTCGGCTGATGGTCATCGCCTACGGGCAGTGCACCCACCCGGCCATACAGAAGGGTGCCGACGGTCGCTGGTACTGCACTGAATGCGGCCAGCTTCGAGGATAATCGCAGGTCAGGACCCCCGTTCGACTCCGGCGGGGGTCCTTTGCATTTTTCTGCCACCGTTGCGTTTCAGGGTGTTGCCCCGGGGCATACTCCAGTCAGCGAAACCCCCTCCCGGCCGAGACGAGGCGACAACCGGACCGGCCGGTCGAGGGGCCCAACGACACAAGGAGGCAGCCATGCCCGTCGAGGTAGGGGACAAGATTCGCATCCTGCGAAACAATCTTCAGAGCGCGCGCGTCGAGAAGGGTGACACGCTGACCGTCGTGGGACATGCCGTGCCGGGTGTCATCGTGACCAACGCCCCCCGCGCTGCCCTCAAAGGCACCACCTGGTGGTTTTCCGCCAGCCTGGAGGGCGACGGCTGGGAAGCGGTTCACGACTGATGGCCTGCGCCGGTCACTGCTGGGTCCGCGTCTACCGAGACGCCACCTGGGTGTACATCTGCCTCAACTGTTCTGAAACCCGACCCGCTTGAAAGGGGCGCACACTATGGCATTCAACACCGAGCGATTCCGGAAGGTCCACGAGATCATCGAGCAGGAGGGCAAGCTGGGGATGGCCGAGTGGGAGAGCAGCCCGATGTGCGGCACCACTCGATGCATCTCAGGCTGGGCCATCTACAACGAGATCGGCGAGCCCCTGTTCGACCGCAACGGAGTCTCGCCCGCGGTCCACGAGCTGGCCGACAGGCTGGGCGTTGAGCGGGAGAATTTCGAGCTGATTGGCCTCAAGCTGCTCGGCATGGAGACGCGCGACGTGTCGGTGTTCTACACCGACGAAGACACCGCCCGCGAGTTCGTCGCCCTGGCTGCCCAGGGGCGCGACGACGAGGCCAGGCGGTGCTGCCGGGAGCTGGAGGACCGGGGATGACGCCCGAGCCGGGCCAGTTTTGGGCCACCGCGCAGGGGCGCACCGTCGAGATCGTGGCGGCCGGCGAGGTGGCCTGCGACGAGTCGTGCGGGTTCGAGGGGATCGAAGTCCTGGCCTACCGTTTCCTGGGCGGTTCGGTGGTCCATCTCAGGTCCGCGCGCGCTCTCACCGGTTGGGTGAGGGTGCATTTCGGGTAGTCGAGGGAGGTGTGCACGTTGACCGGTGATCCAGCCTGGACCCTGGGGCGGGCCCGCTATGCGGACAAGATGCGCAAGCTCGGCACCCCGCTCCTGGTTACCCAGGAAGAGTTTCAGGCCGCCGCGCGCCTGTTGGCAAAGGCTCGGCGGTACGGCATGAGCGACCGCATGATCGCCGACCAGGTCGGGGTGGCCGACTCTCTGCCGAGCAAGGTGCGGCGCGGCAAGGTCAGGACGATCCGGCGGGACTCTTTCAACCGGATCATGCAGCTTCGCCCGCAGCGGCCGGTCACCTCGGTGAGCGCATCCGGCAAGGTGGGGGCCGGCTCGCGGGTTGACCCCACCGGCACCGTCCGGCGGATTCAGGCACTGCGGGCAGACGGGTTTCCCGGCCCGCTGCTGGGCGAGTTGATCGGTGTCTCGTACGAGGCCATCTCCCAGCTCGCCCGGGTTGCCCGGCCGGCCGTGCTGGAGTCCACTCGACACGATGTGGCCGAGCTGTACGCCGAGCTCGACGGAAAAGGTCCGGGCGACTTCGGGGTCCCGTCCAACGTCGCGGGCAAGTGCGCCACCTTTGCCCGCCGGGCCGGTTACGCGCCTCGCTCCTGCTGGGACGAGGACACCATCGGCAACCCCGAGGCGATCCCCGAATGGACCGGCCGGTGCGGTACCGTCTACGGGTGGCACGTCCACCAGGTCGAGGGGATACCGCTGTGTCAGCCTTGCAGGGACGCCCAGGAAGGCGGTTCGGCCACCTTCTCCGGCGTCAGATTCCGGGAACTCCGGGAGCGCAGGGGCTTTTCCCGCCAGCGGTTGGCACAGGCTGTGGGTCTGAATGCGTCGACCATTCAGTACTGGGAGGCCGGCCGCTCGATACCCACCAGGAAGAACAAGCTGGACCTCGCCCTACGCGTCCTTGATGCGACGTTCGAGGAGGTCTGCGACGAAGTGCAGGAAGGTGAGCCCCATGGCTGCTAGAAGGTTCTGCGAGCCGGAGTACAGGCCGGCGACCCAACCCAGCATCCACCGGCCGGATTTCACGGTCGAGAACGACTTCGACTTCACCAGTCCGTACCCGTGTGGCGTCTGCAAGCAGGAGTTCAATTCCCGCTCCCTGCTCGCCACGCACGCGCACCCGAAGAGGTCAGCATGACTGCCGATGATCCCCGTTTCGCCGGGCTCCCCGCAGCCCTCGTCGAGAAGGCCAGGGAAGCGCACTGCGCTCGCTGCGAGGTTCAGCTGGTCGAGGCCGCATCGATGATCGGTTCGGTGATGGTCAACTACTACATGCCGGCGATCGACGCGAGGGCCCGGGTCTTCCTGTGCGGCATGTGCGGGCTTGTCTTCCGTGAGTTCATGACGCCCAGCCTGGTCGGCCAGCCCGACTGGGTGGCGGTGAAGACCGAGCTTCAGAAGAAGTGGTCCGAGCGGTGACCCGGCCGCGGAACGCCCCTCGGGGCAAGGAGTGCAAGGACTGCAAGGCGGAGCGGGAGCGTCGCGGCCTGCCGTATCCGGTCAACCCCCGTCCACTGGTGGAGGATTCCGGCGGGCGGTGCTATACCCACAAAGTGCAGCGCAAGCGACTGGTGAAGGCGGGCGCCCACGAGCGTCGCGTCCAGAAGGTCTATGGTTTGAAGCCGGGCCAGTACGGGGAGATCTACCTGCATCAGAAGGGGGTTTGCGCCATCTGCCGGGTGGCGACCGGTGCGACCCGGAATCTGTCCGTAGACCACGATCACAAGACCGGCCTGGTGCGCGGTCTGCTGTGTCGCCCGTGCAACGATCTGCTCGGCCATCTGCGGGATGACATCGAGGCTGCTCGCCGGGTGGCCGGGTACCTGATTCTCCCGCCCGCCCGGGTGCTCAACATCATCGCTGTGCACGAGGACTTCAGAAAGGAGGAGGGATGAAGAGGAACAGGCTTCCCCACTGGCTGGCGAGCTGGGGATCCGGCTATTGGCAGTGCGCATGGTGCGGTCAGTCCAATCCGAACATATCGAGCACATGCTGGAAGTGTGGTGCATCGAAGTGACCGATCACCCGTACTGGGCCTACGCGGCCGTGCCGGGCACGCTGAGCACGGAACGCGAGGAGGCGGCCCTGGCTGAGGGGCGCCGGGCGTTCGCGCTGGAGGTGGCCTGCCGGTGGGACGACACCGACGAGGGTCACCTGGCGACGGCCCGGCTGTTCGAGGAGTATCTGAAGGGGGGTGCGGACGTTGGCGGTGAAGTACGACTGCTGGAAGTGCAAGAAGCAGGTCACGGCAACCAGGAACAACCGGTACAGGAGTCACTCGAACGGCGATGGTGAGCCGTGCGAGCAGGCGTCTGCGCCTATCCCGGATCACGTCCTGGCCAACCCGGTCGGCAAGGATGACGCGCCGGACGTCCCTCGCGAGGGAGTGGATTTCGCCGTCTGCCCGCAGTGTGAGCGCAAGGTCAAGCTGACCAGGCTGGGCTGCTTCGAAGTTCATGACGTCACCCTGAGAGGAGGGGGCCGGTGCGAGGTGAGCGGCGTGAGGGCCAAGCACGCAAAGAAGCAGACCGACGTGCCGCTGCCCGGCGACGATGTGCCGAGAGTGGGCGCGACGGTCCCGACGGTGAAGGACTCGTCCAGGCCGGTGGCGAACCGAGGCTTGGCGATCACCTCCACTGCTCCTACATCGACGAGTGCCGGTGCGGACTCTTCCCCTACGGAACCCCAGCCGACGAGTGGACCCACGGAAAGTCCGGTCCACGAGCTCAACCTGGAGCGCCAGCCGATGGCTCCCTCCCCGGAGTCGACGAGTACGTCGCAGCTTTGGGATCAGTGGACCGAAGCCTTGGATTCCTTCTTCGTCGAGTCGGCCCACCTCATTCTGATGGATGCCCTTGGCGATCCGGGAACTCCTGCACCTGCGGCGCCTTCCGGTACGGACCCGAACCCGGACCCCGGCTTCGACGACGTGCTGTTCGAGAAGCGGGCGAGCAAGTACCCGCCGAGGTCGAACAAGCCGATGCGGAAGATGACGGAGCGGGAGCAGGAGCTCGCGGGCCGGATCAGGGAGATCTTCTACGCGTACACCAACCGGGACTCTTCGGACAACCGGAGCGCGCAGAAGACGCTGGGCCCGAGTGAGGCCGGTACGCCGTGCGACCGCCAGATCGCGATGAAGCTACTGGGCATCGAGCCGGTCAACCCGCAGGAGAGTTGGGCCCCGTTCGTCGGCACCGCTGTGCACGAGGAGTTGGCCCGGATGTTCGAGTGGGCGAACGGTGCAGGGTCCGGCCGATTCGTGACCGAGATGAGCGTCTCGTTCGGCAATCCGTTCGTACCCCGGGGTACGCTCGACCTGCTCGACCGGGTGCTCTACATGGTCGACGATCACAAGCTGATGGGCCGGTGGTCGCTCGAACAGCTCCGGAAGGAGGGCCCGACCGAGACCTATCGCAAGCAGCTCCAGATCTACGGCCTGGGCGCTGAGCTCGCCGGGGAGGTGGTCCGAGAAGTTGCGCTCATCGCATGGCCCCGTCAAGAGAGCACGCTCAACAAGCTGTTCGTCCACGTCGAGCCGTACGATCGCCGAGTCGCTCAAGAGGCTCTTGACCGTGTCGCGCGCATCGCTCAGGAGGTCGAGTCCAAGACCGGGCCCGGAACCCCGCGACAACCGCTGAGAGTCGCCCAGGGGTTTGAGGCTCGCGATGACGGGGCATGTAAATGGTGTCCCTTCAGCAATCCTCGGGACGAGCGTTTCGAGAGAGGATGTCCAGGCCCATCATGACCAGCGGAAAGCCGATCACCGACCTTCGCCAGCACTTCGAGTCGAAGGTCTCCAGGGATCTGCCGGGTGGACATTGGACCGTGCCCGGCAAGCCGAACAACAAGGGGTACAAGTCGATTTCGGTTGGCGGTGGTCAGAAGGCTTACGCTCACCGGATTGCGTACGAGCTGTTCGTCGGCGAGATTCCGGTCGGCCTGGTCATTGACCACAAGTGCGAGATCAAGTGGTGCTGCAACCCGGATCACCTGGAGCCGGTGACCAACGCCGAGAACCTGCGTCGAGCGCACAAGACCTGCCGACGCGGCCACCCGTTCGCCATCCTCTCTTCCGGTCGCCGCTGGTGTCCTGAATGTCAGCGGCTCCGGAGAGGTTTCACCCGAGGATGTCCGGGTAAGTAACTCCTGTGAGGCGGTGTCAGACCCGCCACGTAGGATCAGACCCCAGATCCAAATCCCCTCCCGAAGGAGTTCGCTTTGAGCGACAACTTTGACGACCTTCTCGGTGGACGGGTCACCCCGTCGGCCAGCTTCAAGGGCCAGTTCCCCATCTCGTGGGACGGCATCGTCGAGGACGTCACCCGCAACCCGGCCTACGAGTACGACCCGTCCAAGCCGAACAACCGGGGCCAGCAGAAGTTCTGGCCTGACGGCAACCCCGTCATGAACGTCTGGGTGACCCTCCAGACCCAGGTCCGCGACCCGCAGGTCCAAGGTGACGACGGCCGCCGGGTGCTGGTCCTCGACTCCAAGAACAAGCTGGAGGCCGTCCAGGAAGCAGTCCGTCAGTCCGGTGCCAGCTTCGCCAAGGGCGGCCGACTGCTCATCGAGTGGTACGGCAATGATCCGAACGGTAAGAACCCGGACAACCCGCCCAAGCTGTACCGGGCGCGCTACTCCGGCCCGACGTTCGACTCGGCGCTGTCGCAGGGCCCTACTGGGCAGCCCGCGCAGGGAGGCTGGGGCCAGCAGGCTGCGGCGCCCGCTCCCGCCTCTCCCGCTCCGGCTACGGGTGGGTGGGGTAACCCTCCTTCGCAGGCCCCGTCTCAGGGCGGCTGGGGTGCACCTCCTGCGGCGCCGAACACTGGGCCGACTGCGTCTGCTGGCAGTTGGGGTAGCCCCCCGCCCGAGCCCGACCCGACCACCTACGACGAGTTCGTCGCCGCGTTCAAGCGCAAGGGTGTCGACCCGTCCACGATCACCTCGCCCGAGCAGGCCGCTCAGGTCTGGGCGCTGGTGAAGAACAACCCGAACGTCGCCTGACGTTCCCCCAACGGATGGACCATCCCCGGGAGTAGCTACCCGGGGAGCCCTGGAGGCCCGCGCGAACGCCGTGGTCCCGGCTCGGGTAGAACCCGGGGCCTCCGCCATCCGGTGTAGCTCAGCCGGCAGAGCAGCGGATTGTTAATCCGTGAGTCGCAGGTTCGAATCCTGCCACCGGAGCGCCCGATTCCCTACCTACCCCAAGGAGTTGCGCATGACGCGCGCACGTAAGATCGCCCTGTCGGCCGCCCTGGTGGGCGTTCTGGGCTTGACCACGACGGCCTGCTTCGAGGACAGGGAGCAGCGGTGAACGAGAACGACCGCCGCGTGAGGGTGGACAGGATAGCCTGGGCGATCGTCTACTTCGCTCTTGCCGTTGCGGCATGCCTGATGGGCCTGGGCGTCTACGCCTTCGCCACCCTGGTTCTCTGACCAGGGTCTAGACTGGGGCGAGATCCGATGTTCCCGATGAACTCCAAGGGGAGCTGGACACTCTCTTGCGGATCTCGCCCTAGCCCGGAGGAAACGTGGCGAAGCTCATCATCGTGATGGCCGACCTTCAGGTCCCCTACCACGACCCGGCATACGTCAAAGTAATGAGGCGGTTCGTGCGGGACATGCGCCAGAGTGGGCGGTTCCATCGTGTCGAGCTCGGCCAGATCGGCGACCTGATGGACCAGCCGGAGGTTGGCCGCTGGAACAAGGGGGCTGCCGGCGAGTATTCGGGCACCTTCTGGTCCGGGGTCCGGGCCACGCGCGAGATCCTGCGAACCTTCGACTTCGACTGGATCAAGGTCGGAAACCACGACCGGCGTGTCGAGGACTACATCACGAAGTACGCCCCAGCTCTGGGCGGCGACGAATCGGAGTGGAATCTCAACACCTTGCTCGGCCTGGACGACAGAGTGCTCAGGCGTGACCCGTTTCAGATGGCCCCCGGATGGATCGCTTGCCACGGCGACGAAGGGGGCCTTTCGCCTGTCTCCGGCCGTACAGCCTTCGGGCTGGCCCTCACGTACGACCAGAGCGTGGTCTGCGGGCACACGCACCGCGCCGGAGTCGTCTCGAAGACTGTCGGCCTCCCCGGCAGTCGCCGCCGTATCGCCGGCATGGAGATCGGCAACGGCATGCAGGAGGAGTACGCGACGTACATCAAAACCAAGTCGCCCAACTGGCAGAAGGGGTTTGGCCTCTTCGTCGTGCGGGGACAGAACACGTACGACCAGTTGGTCCTGATGAACCCGGACTGTTCGTTCACCTACGACGGCCGGGTCTACAGACCCTAGGAGCCCTGAATGCCCGTCTGGAATCGCACTATCGACCTTCGGCCCGCCGTGCAGATCTTCAAGACCGAGGCCGACATCGTCAAGGCCGCCGAGAAGGCCGTCGAGATCATCGAGGGGTCCGGCTGGCTGGCCGACACCCCGTACCCGGACACCCTGCGCGACCATCTCGGCCGGCTGGGGCAGGTCACCACTTCGGGTGAGTATGCGGCGGCATTCGAATGGATCTACGACGTCGCCGACATCGAGCGAGTCTGGATCGAGACCTCGTAGTGGCCGCCAGGAAGAAGGTCGACAAGCCGGCCATCAGTCCCGAGCGGTCGGAGGAGATCGACCGGGACGCCCGCTCCGGAGTGAACTGGGCGTCCCGGGTCGATTACGGTCCGGCCTGCGTCTGCGGGGCGTTCCTGGAGGGTTCCGCGGTCACCTCGTGGGGTCGGGAAGTCGAGAAAGGAAGGTGTCATCGACATGGCATCACGCAAGGGAGCCGGATCGCCGGGGAGCAGTAAGCCGAGCAGTAAGGCCAAGAAGGTCAAGCAGCCCACCCAGCGCCCGCCGCAGCAGCGGATCATGGTGATGGGCCCGACTGGCAAGATCCGGTTCGAATGGAGGGACTGGTGATGCGCAGGTCGGTAACCACCGGCCAGCCCATGTACCGGGTGGTGGTCGAGCGGTTCGAGAAGATCAAGAATCGTGACTATGTCCAGGGGTCGGGCAGTCTCTACTGGATTCTTACGGACAGGGTCCTTCAGTCCGAGTACGGCCCGTACGCGACGCTCGGCACCGCAAAGGGCGTGCTCACCCGGGAAACGGTCGACACCTGGGACGAAGGCAAGCTCAAGTGGGGCGTCCAGGGCGGCTGGATCGAGCTGGCAGAGATTGCATGGAAGAAGGTGGACCTCGATGGCTAGCGCCGGAGAGCTCAGGATCAACGCTGTCGCCGACCCACGCTGGGCGGCCTTCGCCCGACCCGGCGACACTATCATGATCGGATTCGACCGGAGCCTGACCGACGCGGAGCTGGAGCAGCTGGGCGAGGACTTCCAGGGCTTCACCGATGCGACCGGTGTGCACATCGCGTTCGTCGAGCACGCCGTCACGATGGTGGTCGCGCGGCCGGAGTACGACGTCAACGGCGCCCCGCTCCGCCGCCGCGAGACCCTGGAAGGCTACGAAGTCGAGGGGGAGCGCTGATGGCGATTCGACCTGACGAGATCAGGCAGTGCCGCGCCGTACTGCGCAGCGAGACCGAAGGCGACCTGCACTGCCAGGGCGAGGTCACCGAGCAGACCACCCACATCGGCGACCACTGGGCGTACGTGGACGACAAGGGCAACAAGGCCCACTGGACTGAGGCGGTCGCGGTCTACCCCGCCGCCACCCGGGATAGCCAGGTCGGCGGGGACCATTACCGGAAGTTCAAGATACAGCCGTGGGACGTCATCGACGAGTACGGCCTGAGCTACTACGAGGGCCAGATCCTGAAGTACCTGCTCAGGCGCAAGGCGAACCGCGTCGAAGACCTGAAGAAGGCCCGCCACGTCCTGGACAAGGCCATCGAGCTGGAGGAGGGTGGAGATGGCTCGGCATGAACTGGTGATCTCGGCTCTCCCCAATCGCACCGGTCTGTACCTGTGCACGCAGGAGGGCAGCTCCATCCGGCCGATCGCCCGGTTCACGCGGGGCGAGGAGTCGGCACAGGAGTTCGTGGACTGGGCGGTCCGGGCCTGGCGCCACATACACGAACATGACGGGGAAGGGGAGACGATGGGCGGACATGACAGGGACGGTGACTCCGTCGACTTCAATCAGACGGTGGACCGGTCGCAGATCGAAGGCCACGAGTTCATCGAGCACGAGGACGGCGAGATCGACCAGGACGAAGGGTACTGATGGCAACCAAGACCAAGCTGTACACCAATAGCGCTCAGACGATTCCGACGAATGTTTGGACGCAGCTGCGGTATGACGAGGTGCTGGCCGACGACCGGGGATGGTACGCGGGTAGCCTCGATGTGTCCGATCCGGACTCCGCGCTGATCGTGCCCGACCGGGACTTCTGGGGCATCTGGTCCCGGCAGGTCCGCTTCGAGCCGATCGTGATCCCGGAGGGCGACACCCGGCCGCGCCAGTTCCTGGTGAGGTTCGTGCGTGATCCGTACACCAATCCGGACAACACCGGCGAGCACGACCACGGCGACACGATCGGCCAGGACATCCTGCTGGGGACGTGGCAGTTCAAGGGCCGGCAGAACCAGCCGGTGGCAGTCGAGGTCCGGCACAATCACCACCTTCCGGTGAAGGTCGTGCACTCTCAGTTCGTCGTCACCACCTGGGACTTCTGATGGCGTATTTCGGCAGGAAGCCTGAGAAGCCCGGCAGTGTGCCTGGCGCAGCCTCTGGCGGGCCTGAGAAGCGCTCGGCGGCCCGGGTCCGCGGAGTTGTCCAGCGGGCCGAGCGCAGGCTGGCAGAAGGCCGCCCAGAGCGTCAGGGCCACACGGCACGGGCGCGTAGGGCCGGCCGAGCAGAGAGGAGTGCACGCTGATGGCGTCACCGAAGGGATCAAACGAAATTCTGGCGGCCCTCAAGAGCGAGGGGTGCGTCATTCAGGAGTACGGGGACTGGCGCAACCACAACCGGAACCACGTCGGCCTGTGGGGACCCGTCCACGGTGTCGTGATACACCACACGGTGACCTCGACCGACGACGGCTCTGTCGCTTTGTGCTACGACGGCCACCCCACCCTGCCAGGCCCGCTGTGCCACGGCGTGGGCAGGAACGATGGCCGTATCGCCCTGGTCGGGCACGGGCGGGCCAACCACGCCGGCTCGGGCGACGGTGACGTGCTCCAGGCTGTCATCAACGAGACGGACCTGCCCGCGGACGACGAGGCCGACACCGACGGGAACCGGTACTTCTACGGTCTGGAGATCGTCAACGAGGGCGACGGGGTTGACACCTACCCGTGGGTTCAGTACGTGCAGGCCGTGAAGTGGGCAACCGCCCATCTGCGGATGCACGGCTGGACCGAGAAGTCGGTGATCGGCCACAAGGAGTGGCAACCAGGCAAGATCGACCCGTACGGACCGGTCATCGGGCCGGACGGCAGCACGTTCCAGTTCACCATGGACCGCTTCCGGGCTCACGTCCGGAGCGCTCTGGCCCTCCCCGCCGGGGCGTGGCCACTTGCAGAGGAGGAAGAAGTGACGCCCGAGGACATTCAGAAGGTTGCCGAGGCCGTTCTCGATCTGGACGGGAAGATCAAGAACCTCAACCCGAAGACCAACGAAGCCAACCCGTACCTGGCCCTGAAGACGGCGGCCAGCAACACCGACTGGGTGACGCGGCGCACGGAGCTGGCGCTGGCTCGCGTGGAGTCCAAGGTGGATGCCCTGGCTGTCGGCGGTGTCGACCTGGACGTCCTGGCCGCCAAGGTGGCCGACCTGCTGGCTGCAAGACTCGTCGACTGATCTGGTTTCACCGCAGGGCCCCCGGGTAGATAGATATTACCTGGGGGCCCTGCCCTTTGGATCACCCGGAGGAATACATGTCTCAAGAGCGAGCACAGAAGCAGAAGACTCGTACCGAGGAAAGTCACGTCGAAGAAACTCATGTCGACGCGACCAACGCGGAACTCGCCGAAAAGACCGCCCAGGTCGTCAGCGACATCGACGACGTGTTGGAGGACCAGCTGGACGCCGAGCTCCTCGCCGACATCGACAACGTACTGGAGGAGAACGCCGAGGAGTGGGTGGCGAATTTCATCCAACAAGGAGGTGAATAGATCCGAGTTCTCTCGGGTACACTCTCTCCATGGAGATGAAACTCTGCCCCTCATGCAGATGCGAGCAGTCGGTCGATGACTTCTACCGCAACCGCAACATCTGCAAGGGGTGCGACAAGCGGAAGGCCCGGGACAGGTACCAGGCCGACAAGGGGCGCCTGTCTCAGGAGATCCGGGCCCGCCGGTTCTCGATGACCGTTCAGCAGCTCGAAGAGTTCCTGGCCCCGGGCTGCGCAATCTGCGGAACGCAGGAGGATCTGGTAGTCGATCACGACCACTCCTGCTGTTCGCGCAAGGGGTATTCGTGCGGCGAGTGTCTGCGATCCCCGCTCTGCCGAAACCACAATCGAGGCTTGGCGTACTTCGAGGGCAACCTCGAACACCTCCGAGCCGCCCTACGGTACCTGGAGGAAGAGTGACGACGAGGTTCCGCACGTACTACTTCGACGAGGCGATCCTCGACCTGCCCAAGGTGATCGAGAACGCGAAGGCCGAGCTGGAGAAGGTCGAGTTCGACACCCTGGTCGGCACCGGCTTCTCGGGCGGCATCTTGATCCCGGCGCTCGCGCTGTCGATGGGCAAGAAGTTCGTCCTGATCCGCAAGGAGACCGACGACAGCCACCACGGCAAGGGCCGCCTGGTCGGCGAGCTCGGGGAGCGCTGGGTCTTCGTGGACGACTTCGTCGCGTCCGGCCGGACCCGGGAGCGCGTGATCACGAAGATCGCCGACGCCGTGGTGGCCACCGACCTGGACAGCACGACCATGGTCGGGCAGTACATGTATCAGGACTACAACCGCAACGAGAAGCTCGGGGTGTTCACCCCCTTCGACCCCGACTGGGCGCCCGAGGAGCTGCAACCCGCCGCGCCAGGGCCGAAGCTGGCGTCATCCTGCACCTGCTCGCTCTGCACCCGGATCCGAAAGGGCAACCGATGAGCAGCCGCTACAGCCCCACCCGCGTCGTCACCCTGACCATCACCGCCGTCTACGACGAGACCGACACCCTGGACAACGACGAGCTGGTCGACCTGGGCATCGAGGCCCTGGCCGCCGCCCTCCCCGAAGGCTTCCACTACTCCGGCTCGGCCGGGTTCGTCGTCGCCGTATCGCACGCACCGGAGGACTGAACATGCCGAAGAAGGTCATCGGCGTCGCCCTGGGCGCCCTCATTCTGGCGCTCGGCGCCACCACCAACGCGCAGGCGGCCACCGTTCTGGAAGGCACCGGCAGGCCCCGGAAGGCCCAGGAGTGGTCGCCGTGAGGGGCCGGTGGGACTTCGACTCCTGCCTCATGGGAGTCTTCTACGCCTGCTGCCCCATTCTCCTGTTCTGCCTTACCTATCTGATCGCGAGGTGACCATGATCCAGCACGCCCTGAAGGCCCAGGCGCGAGGGCTGCACATCTTCCCGGTCGCCGCCGGGGACAAGGTGCCGCACCGGCTGGCCGGGTACACCGACGGGGCCGGGAACTTCCACGGCTGGGGCGAGACGGCCACGAACGACGTCGGGATGATCACCCAGTTCTGGACCCAGGTGGACCCGCAGGCCAACATCGGCGTCGCGTGCAAGCCATCCGAGCTGCTGGTCATCGACCTGGACGTCGCGAAGGCCGACTGGAACCTGAAGGACACCGAGTGGGCCTACCTGCACGACGCGTACGGCCCCCGGGTCAACGGCGAGGATCTCTGGGACGAGATGCAGTACAAGCTGGGTGGCGGCCACCCGAGCGGGGAGATGTTCACCTACTCGGTCCGGACCGGTTCCGGCGGTACCCACCTCTACTTCCAGTGGCCCGCGTACTGGGGCCCGACAAGCCAGGCGTCCCCCGTCAAGGGCGTGGTGGACGTGCGCGGCAACGGCGGCCAGTGGGGCGGGTACGTGCTCGCTGAGGGCTCCGTGACGGCCGCCGGCCCCTACTACGAGCTCTGGACCGGCTGCCCGCCCCAGGCCGCTCCGGAGTGGGTCCGCAAGCTGGTCACGCCTCGCCCGACGGTGAAGCGCTCGCAGGCCCCCCGCAGTCCCGGCCTGTTCGCCTGGGGCGGCCTCGCCCACACCGTGCGCACCGCGGGCGAGGGCAACCGGAACAACGCTCTGCTCTGGGCGGCCCGCTCGATGTACTCGGACGGCGCGTCGGAGCAGGAGGCGAAGGACAGCCTCGGTCCCGCCGCCCAGGAGGCCGGGCTCGGGTGGTTCGAGATCGAGCGGACGATCGAGTCTGCATACCGCGTACAGCGACAGAAGGAAGGCTGAGATGAGCCGGATCATCGTGCACAAGGTGGGCCTGGCCGAGGACGACCAGTCGGGCAGCATGAGCGAGGCGGTCCTGGAGACCGTCAACCTCACCGAGGAGACCGAGGTCATCCACTCCCGCGAGGACGAGGAGCTGTACCTGGTCTCGTCCCTGGTCAACGCGGTCGACGCTCTCGACGAGGGCGAGGCCCTGGTGATCTACAAGGTGATCATCTGATGGACAGGCGAGTCTTCGTCGCCGAGGCCGAGAAGGAGGCCACCGAGGTTCGCGGCCACAGTGACGGGTATGTCACCACCGTCCAGATCGAGATGAAGGAGGAGAGCTGATGATCCAGCACACCGTGTCCGGCACGATCCTCAAGCTCGGCGACCGGCGCTTCCAAGTGCAGATCCCGGTCGAGATGGCGTTCGACGAGGAGAATGACCCGCTCGCCATCTCGATGATCTTCAAGGTCCCGGACCAGGAGGAGGTCTGCTGGACGATGGGGCGCGAGCTCGTCATGCGTGGTGCGACCAGTTCAACCCCGTACGGGGGAGGCGACGTCAGGTTCCGGTCCGAGCCCGACCTGAACCGCGTCCTGGTCTGCCTGCGCTCGGCGGGCGGCCACGCCGACATCGGGCTCGACCGGAATGAGCTGATCGCCTTCCTCAACCGGACTCAGTCCGCCTGCAAGCTGGGCGACGAGCCCCTCGACGACCTGATCGACCAGGAGCTGAAGGAGCTGCTCGAAGGATGAAGTACCTGACCTACCAGGCGTCTCGGCGGCGGCCCTGGACCGAGCACAACGGCTTCCCGAAGGGCGCCATCAAGTGGTGGCGGGAGACGAAGCACGGTCAGGCGTACGGGGAGAAGATCCTGGTCTTCAAGGTCTCCGAGGACCGCCAGACCATCACGTTCGTACCCGAGGGGGAGTGGGAAGGATGACCGTCTACCGCGATATCTACGACCGGATCTCCACGTCCAGCCCGGCGCAAGTCGGTCCCGACGGCCCGCTCTGGCGGCTACTGAAGATCCAGGAGGAGGCCGGCGAGGTCGCCGAGGCGGCCATCGGATTCGTCGGGGCCAACAAGCGCAAGGGCTTCACGCACAGCTCGGACGAGGTCGCCAAGGAGCTGGCCGACGTGGTGGTCACCGCGATGATCGCCATGCACGACTGGACCGGCGAGCCGGAGCAGTTCATGAAGGATCACCTTCAGGGCCTGCTCGCACGAATCAGGGAGGGGGGATCGTGAACAAGGTCAGCGATGCGGCCGAGCGGCACGCCGAGCTTGAGGTCAAGGCCGTCCTGAAGGGGTTGCTCCGCAGTCTCACCGAGGTGCGCCAGCAGCGGTCCGTTCCGGCCCCCGGTGAAACGGCCACGGAGGCGGGCCTGCGCAGGGCTGAGGTCTACGGGCTCAACATCGCGATACAGGCCATCAAGAGGAGAATCAGATGATTCTGATGGCGGCCGAGACGTCCACCTCTACGGGCGCCGGCGGGGCGGGACTGATCATCATCATCGCGATCATCCTGCTCCTGTCGGGGTCCGGCGGAGGAGGGCGAGGCAGATGACGCTGCCGGGCGACTGGGGCGATGTCATGCTGTCCTGTACGGCCAACGTGGGCGGCGAGCGGCTGACCGTCCGGCAGTTCGTCCCCGAAGCGGTGTACAACGACGAGACGGCCCGGAAAGTGATCGAGGTGGCCCTCAGGCGGGAGCTGATGCTGGGCATCCTGGACAAGTGGACTCCGGTCATCGAGGTCCACAGGGGCCGATGAACGAACCCCCCACGCCTGGCCCTAACAGGTGAGGGGGGTTCTGTCGTCCCGAAGGCTGACCCTACTGTCCCGCAGCCGAGTGTATCAGGCGATCCGCTGCAAGAACATGTACGAGTCGGTAAACATCGTTGTTGCTGTGGCGTGGGATGCCTGCTGCGCCCAGTCGAGGGAGAAGGTCCCGGCGGTCGAGCCGACGCGCAGAGTTCCCGCGATCATGAGTGACAACGTCGTGCCCGTGCCGAGACAGCCGTACGACCGGGCCGTGGTCACGTCGCTGGTCTCAGTCCGGATCATATAGCCGGACGCTCCGGCCGTGTCGATACGCAGCGTGGGCGTCGAGCTCGCTCCGGTTACCGGACGTCCGGCACCGAGCGCACTCCATTCGCCCGCAGATCCGGTCGGAGCGGAGAAGTCGATGTTGATGTCGCCGTCGATGTGACCGTCATAGATGATCATGCCGTTCCAGACGTAGACGCCGTTCGCCTCCACCGAGAACTGAAGGTGCGGGTCGGCGGCCGTCGTTGCGTCAGACGTCTTCGAAGTGTCGGCGGTCTTCCTGGACACCAGCGGCTGCATGGAAGCCAGCAGGGC